AAGGTCTTAGTGGTTGGAACATAATCAGGAGCCATAGGACGGATGAGATAGAAGAGATCATCATCTTTCCAAGTGGCCATCATAAGTTCCTGACCCTTTGGGAGTTCAATAGTCATTTCACCTCCCCATTCTCTGGTAAACATCTGTCGAGTACAAGAACTCAAACAAAGGATGGCAATGATGCCAATAAGAACTAAACTAAGTTTCTTCATAATTTTTAGCAGATAATGTCATGGTATTTGTTGAGATATTCAATGAAGTAGACAATGGCATCGTCAATGTTCTCAAAATGAGAATACTTGATACTGTAAACATCATAGAGCTTACCGTTCCACTCAATCTTATCAGTGTGATAAGCCTTGTAGTTCTTGTTGAGAGGGGTAACATACCACCCGCAGCGGTGGCGAATTAGAATTCCATCTGTATTGTTGTAGAAGGTGTAGGAATGCCGAGAACGGGCAGCATACTCATTGATACCTTTCAGAAGAGAGGTATCCTTGAGATCCAGGGTAATGTTGCCGGCCCGGTTGATACGGACATTGAAAATGTTGCCGTTGAAGATGTTGTAGACCTTCTGGAAATCGAAATTGGAGAAATTCTGATTCATAATGTTTGTTTTAATGGTTGCAAATCAATGACAAATTAATATAGTCACTAATTTCAAAATTTCATGAATATCTTAACTTTTTAGTAAATAGGATCCCAATCATCATTGGTATCATCATACACTTCAACTGCCATCCTGCCATCAGGCTGTTCAACAAGACGGTAAAGATAATCATTGTCAAGAGTTGGCTTGTACATTGGTGCTGGTTTTACATTGCACCAATGTTCATCTCGCCATGCATGATAAGAAAGATTTACGGTGGATCTGTCACCATGAAGAATGAAATCCAATGCATCCTCATAATTGGATTCAGACATAAGTTCAACAAGATCACGGCCTACACCTTCTGGATAACCGTCATTGTGAATGTAAATGTTCAAGTACTTTGCTCCGTCAGGACTTACGGTCAGGTATTCATCCCAAGGTGCACTGAAAGTTTTGTTTCTGTCCTCTTCTCTAAGAAGGAGTGCGACATTACAACGTGTGCTCATTTTTTTAAAGTTTTAAATGTTTGAAAATATGTTTTCCTTAATTATTTCTTTTGCCAAATCAAACAGCTTTGGCGCAATTGTATCTTCAACAAGTTTCTTCTGTGCTTGGTTTTCATCTCCATATCCAAGTTTAGCAATCTGCCAAACCATCTTGTTCCAAGTGTCTTTTTGCTTATTCGTCATATCTTATATGTCTATCTATTGCAGTAATAATATAGTAACCTTTTTAAAAAATTCATCAAAAAAATACAGACAGCTTAAAAAATGTTTATTATAAATAAGAATATTAAATATACTTTATCCAGATAAATGAATTATCTTGACCACAATGAATTTGTTTCTAAAGCTGTATTGAGAGAGATAAATAACACAGTAATCAATTACATGGACTCTGAATATGATTACATTGATTCTGATGAAGACCTTGCGGATCTTGAGGAAGCTGAAGTAACACCACAACTTGTTGATGAAGTTGCGGTAAACTTGATTGATTTAGCAAATGATGTAAAAGATGAATATGACTTCTCAAAAATTGATGATAAGACATTCCCAACAGATGCTTTATGGAGTATGGTTGAATCTTCATTCAATGATTACCGTGATCTTATGATTGAACAGATAACCGACAAGCTTGAACGCCGAGGTTATATGGATGACTATTACTCAAACTTAGACGAATTCTAAAAATTAAGCAACCCACTCGGGTTGCTTTTATTATATATTTCAATTGACTGTTATGCGGACTTAGCATAGTAGGTCTTCATCTTGTAGCCGCCGCAGTTCCACGTATCATAGATGCTGTGATTCTTGACGCAACAGACATGACCACGAATGTTGCAGATGTAAGTACCATCATGGGTGCGGGCGAACTCACTTACCGTCATGTACTCAGGCAGTGACTCTTTCACCATGCCGTTGGTCTTGGCCATCTTGTCAATCACCTTGTGAGAGTTCGGCATATCAAACTCTTTCGCCGCAATCAGGCAGAGCTTCTCAAAACAGGAGGTCCAAGTAAGATTCAGAACTCCACAGAATCCGCGGACGACACAGTCCCCTTTGTTCCACCGCTTAGGCTTGCCGGTCTTCTTGTCGGTTTTCTGGTCAGGATTAGGGTTGAAGTAAACAAACTGGCTCATAATGTTTTGTTTTGTTGTTTGTTACATTATAATATAGAACACTTTTTCAAAAATTCAAAACAAAAAAGGAACCCACTTCGTGAGCTCCTTGTTTTGCATGCTTTATTTAGGATTGATTTATGCCAAATCTTCATCCCACCAGTCTGCTCTGAAACGAACAGTAAGCTGTCTTGCTTCATTGTTGGTGTAGTTCAAGTCATTAAGACCTTCAACACCGGTAAGAAGTACTTTGTGGAAAATGTAGCTTCTCCAAACAGTACCGTCACGGTTTGCTTCAGAAATTCTCAAATTGTCAGCAACGTAGTCTGCCATAAGAGTTCTTGTACCGTCTGAAAGATCATATCCGAGTTTCTCCCATGCTTTGAATACCTTAAGTACATAAGCATCGGTAGCGTTTCTGATATTAAGATTCATTACAACTGTCAATTCAGCATAGGTGTTGTCAAGTGTAGGATTCAAATATGATACATCAACACCAAAGAATTTCTGTTGTCCTGCCTGTACAGTCTTCTGAAGTGCATCAAGTCCATCAACTGAAATAACCTGTTCAGTCAAAATAGCTTCATCATCTTTATACTGGTCCTGAATAGCAACAGGTAGTGTAAAATATACCTCAAAGACAGCTGAATGCATAGGGTCGTAATAGTTATTACCTGCCTGTGTATTCTTTATGTGAGGTAAATGTGATATTGAACTAGCCATTTATATATTTGCTTAATGTTTTTGTTATCTATAATTAAAAATATAACCAAAGACTGATTTTAGAGAACCTAAGTTCTCTAAAATCAATCAGTGTTAAATTTATTCAATGATGTTACTTGCCATCTGTCCTGTACGATACAATGTCAACTCATGAATCATCTTACCGCAACCCTTACCAGGTTCAATGTGTGTTGAAAGAATTGCCATTTCGTTGTCAATGATTTCAGGAGTGTTGTTAGATTCATCCATAACATTGTGGTATGCTTGGATTCCACCATTTGCAGCAACTCTTGCACAGATGAAGTTTGCTCTGTCAAGGATAGCATTTCTTGTTGTAGGATTGTTGAATTCCCATTGATATGCCTGAAGAACCTTTTCAATCTCATCCTGCAAGTAGATTACAAGTTCACGAACATTAACCTTAGAAAGTGCAGAAACAGGAGTCTGTTTTGCAGTTTGGTTAGCATTGACGAATGTTCCAAATCCTGGACGATATACAAGTGCATTTACACCGAATGGCTCAATTACCTGAAGTTCATCCATTGAATATGTATAATCAGGGCCAAGAAGACCTGCAGCTTCAATTCTTGCATAGTTAGGACCTGCTACAATGTAGTAAGGCTGACGTGACTTGTACTTCTCCATGAACAAGTTAGAAACAAGACCTGCAGATGGGCAAATTGTATCAACATAACCATCACTTAACTTAACAGGTGAATAGAATGCAGCGAATGATGCACCTTCAGCTTCAGTAGGAAGACTGAACTTCTTACCGAATGCCTTCTTCTTATTGTAACCTGCAGCGACATAGTTTACATTGAATACACCCTTGCTGTCTGTGAATGAAGTGTAAGGGCATTTCAAGAATGTCTTTACTGATGGGAAGTTCAAGATTGCAAGTGCACTTTGCTTTTCCTTAGCAAGGAATGAAAGAACCTTCTTAGCAGATTCATCAACGTAGGTATCAAATGTATCAACTACATATCTGTAATCAATATTTGCCTTATTGAGAAGAGCTGTCTTCAAACCCTTATATTCAGAAATTGCTGAAAGGATGAAGTTCTGCCATGCAAGTTTGTCAACCATTGATGTTGAAGCTGGTTTTGAGTTCTTATATACATAACCTTCAAGGTACTGAGGAACCATTGTACCAACTTCCTGGTTAAGACCTGCATCAATTCTTACAAAGTATGTAGCACCGTCTGTTGTGTTGTATGCAAGAGGTTCACCTGTGAACTTGATTACATAGATTGTCTTGTCAGGATCATCCTCAGGATGCTGTGTTTCAACAGCCTGTACATATACATTGTCATAGAATCCATCAGCGGCATCTTCTTCACCGTCATGGTCTCTATCCTGTGAACCATCAGCTGCAAGGAAGCAATCACCAACTGAAATAGAAGTAAAGATTCCTCTATCCCAAGGAGATTCACTGTTTGTCAACTGGAATACACCGTCTACATCACCCTGAAGCCATTCATCACTTACAGGAAGGAATGTTACTGATGTACCGTATACACTTGAATCATCAAGGTTAGCTGCCTCAAATACAATGTCAACATAAGATACCTTCATATTGTGATCACTGTCTGCATATGCACCGAAAGGTGCTTGAGCTGATGTTGCTTCAAGTCTTGTGATAGAAGTAATAACAGTCTGAGGTCCTTCTACAGTAAATTCGCCGTCAGCATCAATGAATGCTTCACCGCTTGTGTATACTGAACCATAACCATTTGAAAGAACCTTATCTTCAGTTGCTGACTTTGCCTTCAACTTACCAAGGATTTTCCAGAATTCTGCTTCGTTTTCATCGCAATTGATTGTTACAATATCATCCTTATTACCTACTTGTGTAAGAGTAATGATATGGTTTTCTTCATCAACATTTGATACATAAAGTGTACCTGTAACTCTTCTTTCATTTGTATTGTCAAATGGGATAACAGGAACAAGTTTTCCTTCTGCATCTTTCTTAACTACATTGTTTGTGTATTCAACAATATCAGTAACAACAGGTGCGTCAATGTTGCCAAGCAATTTGGTTTTTGCAGTACCTGCAAAAAGATCATTAAGTAATGATGCTGAAACAGAAAGACGTCCTGAAAGGTCAATACTTGCAAGACCTTCCTCTTCAAGCATATCAACATTGAAGCTCATCATCATGTTGTGTGTATCGCTGTCATTATTGAATAAGATATCCAATGAAGCGTACTGTCCGTTCTTATTTACGAAATAAGGAATCAAACAACCTACATAATGACCGATTGCTCCAGATGTCTCATCAGCATAAAGTGCGTCAAGAGTATCAACTTCGTCACCATAAGCATTTGTTACAAAAGGTTTAAGCTGTACATCCTGAGATGCTTGGTCAGCAACACCGTCAAAGTAATGCTTAAGAGTAGAAGAAGCAAGAACCTGTGCCTTTGTGAATCTTCCCTTGAATACATAAATCTCAGCAAAGAAATCAGATACCAAGCTGTTTGTGAAGTTCTCAAGATAATCTGGAATTTCTTCCTGCTTATCTGAATACCAGTCACTGATTGTAATGTTGTAACCGTTTACCTTACTACCGCTTGCTTTACGGATAAAGTAAGTACCTGACATTTCCTTTGTATTTATGGCACAGATGTTAATGTACTGGTCCATGAATGCCCCAGATACTGCCTTAAGGCCGTTCAACTTCTCAGCAGAAAGTTCCCAGAATCTTGTTGTGTCATAAATGTCTTCAACAGAAAGCTTTACAGTATTGATGATGTCGTATGAAGGATTGAAATCTGTATTGATTGTTGCACCATCTACAGTTTCACCATCAAACTTCTTGAGGTTAAGAGCAAGGATAGGACCTGATGCTAATGCCTGAAGAGCTATACGATGGAAGAAAACTCCTCTCTTCTCAAGCTTCTTAGATATATCACCATAAACTGCTTTGAAATCAGATGGAGAAGTGATATAAACAGGAATGTTGAAAGGACCTTTCTCTGAATATCCAACAACTAGTCTAAGTACTGAACTATCAACACCGGCAATAGTACTTTTATCAAATACTATTCTATAGATTCCCGCTGCTTTAAATTGTTGTAAATAAACTGGAATAGCCATTTTATATTTTTGAGCATATATTTATTAATTTCTATGAAATGTGTCTTAGTTGGCACTAAGGCATTTTTCATTGGTTAATTAAAAATAAAACTTTTTAAGCGGCCTAAACATAAATAGAAATTGCATAGATATATACATATGTTCATAAACTCAATACAAATCAATAACAAAAAGCCCGGGATTTCTCCCGGGCCCAAACAAAGTTTGTAATTATATATAGAGTGCGAGGTAAGTCACATCATATATATATCAATTAGTGTCTATGGCTTAGATAAGGCCAAACTTTGAACCAACACAGAATGTGTAGTACTGTGATTCTGGATAGAAACCAGCATCAACAATAGCGTATCTTGAGTTGACAAGCATCTTAGGAGCCATTGTACCTTCAGCAGTGATAGATACAGTGTCAGCAAGGATGTAAGGCATGAAGATAACACCAGGTTCGTTACCGTTACCCTTTCTACCAACGCAGATTCTGCAGTCATCCCAATCCATGTAAGGATCTACATAAACCTTAAGACCTGCAATAGTACCGCTCATGTAAAGATTCTGTGAACCGTCCTGTGCGAAGTTATTAACCATAGGAGCAACTACGTAACCAGAAACATCCTGAAGAGCAGTAGCAACCTGTGCGTTAGTAACAATCCAAGTAGGACGACCACGTCTACCTGTTACCTGAATAAGGTTAGCAGCAGCAAGAAGTCTTGAACCAATTCTTCTCTGACGAGTGTGAAGGTTCTCAGCTGATGTGTTAACTTCGATGTTCTTAACTTTCCAGTCAGCGGTTGCATGGTTGTTACCATAGATGTCAATGTACTTGTTTGTCAATTGGTCAAGACCAATCTCATTTTCAGTACCCATCCAAAGGTTAAGGTCAACACCCTGAGCAACTTTCTGATGAACAGCGTTAGTTACACCAAGAGCAAATACATGCTCAAGAATTCTTGCATTGATTGACTGAGTGATTTCATTCTGCATTGCTTCCATAACCTTAGCAACAGCATCAACACCGTAAAGAGGAAGATCCTGAAGTTGCTGTCTTGTTACAGTACCAGTTACTTCATATGAACCCATCTGTACCCACTTGCTGAACAATCTAAGACCGATAACATTACCTGTACCAGTTTCGTTTTCTGCTCTTGTCATAGGTCTCTTCTCCTGAGTTGCGAAGTTTGCAAAACCGTCAACGAAGTCAACCATTGTCTGTGCAAAGTCAACTGAAGTTACTTCTGCAGTTACTTTTTCACCTTCTTCAGGAGTGCAAGTAAATGTTGCAGCCTCAGGATTTGCGAAATCGAAGAGGTCAGCGATTGCTACATTAGCATCACCTTTCTTACATGACTTAACAGCAACGATAACACCGCCGTCCATTCTACCAAGGCACTTGAATACACCTTCAAACTTAACGTCATTTCCTTCAATAACAACTGGAGAACCAGCTTCTACCTTACGGAGTTTAACAGCTGCATCAGCATCAACACCAAGAAACTTAACGTAAAGAGGTTTGTTCTCAGCACCTTCACCGATACCATCAAGGCCAGCAACTTCATTGTGACGACCCATCTTACCACCAGCATAAGGGAAGTCCATGTAGGTCAACATTGCCCAAGGACCCTTTGCAGGGATAACAGGAACAAGCTCAAGACCAATTGTAAGGAGAGCAATGTTCAAAGCCATTGGAAGTGTTGATACAGGGATATCACCACTACCTACTCTCTGGGTGAAGAAATCTGCAGAACCACCCATAGGAACCTGACCAAGCTGACCAGCCTGAGGTGCCATAGGATTACCCATACCAAGAGTGTTAAGAGGAGTAGCATAAATAGGACTTACACCATTTGCGTTGTTAAGAACGCCTGCGCCATAAGCAGCATCAGCAGGAGCATTCAAAGATGCGCCACCAACACCAAGCATTGATTCATGGATCTCATGAATAGCAGCATATTGTGATACCCAGTTCAGCTTCTCAGAATCAGTAACGTTGAAGTTTTCTTTCAACATCTTAGTCCACATCTGTGTACCATTTTGTTCGTTAATAAACATTGTAATTTTATAAAAATTTATTTGTTATTATAATCTTTATGTTCTTTGTATTGTGTAGTAAAACTACAATAAAGATATTTCATTTAATTAAAAATAATACCAATCAACCGTGTTTATCACTGGGCTAAAATTAAGCTCTTCTGAGTCTCATCATCTGTGCAACTACATTGTTGTAATGTGGAGCAGTGATGTCATTAGCGTTTTCATTGACAGGTTTCTTGTTCTCTGCAAAGTCAACCTCTGCCCAGAACTTTTCAAGGATTCCTTGCTTTGTGAAATCATACATTCTTGATGAACGTGCGATTTCCTCTTGCTTTGCTTCGGAAAGTGCATTCCAAGATGGCTGATATTCAGCTGGCATATTGTCTATTGCATAGAAACCAGCAAACTTTGAATTAGCCTTCTCTTCTTTCATGATTTTAATTGCCTCACCTTCACCACTGTTTGATACAGCTTCAAGAAGTGCGTCAATTTCATCCATTCTTGCATCTTTATGGCTTTCCATAAATGCAGCTACATTCTCATTAACTTTGTTTTCAACCTCAGGAGCAAACTCCTCAGTTATCCAACCTTCAATAACAGGTGAGAATTCTTCACAAACCCAGTTCTGTACAACAGGTGCAAATTCCTCGGTAATCCAACCTTCAACCTCAGGAGCAAACTCTTCGGTGATCCAGCCTTCAACCTCAGGTGCGAATTCTTCACAAACCCAGTTCTGTACTTCAGGAGCGAATTCTTCACAAACCCAATTCTGTACTTCAGGAGCGAATTGTTCAACAACCCAAGTCTGAATCTCAGGTGCGAATTCCTCGGTAATCCAATTCTGGATATTATCTGTGAACTCCTCAACAGCCCAAGTCTTAACCTCTGCTGATGCAGCTTCAGTTACTTCACTCTTGAATTCTGGAGCAAATTCATTAACAACCCATTCTTGGATCTTGTCATACTTAGGATTTTCAAATGTTGACATCTCTTCTTTAAGAGTTGCAATTTCTTCATCCTTTGCGTTTAATGATTCTTGTGCTACATGAAGTTCTGCCTCCAAACTTGTAACCTTTTCGGTCAGTTTGTCAATTGCTTCTTTCAAATCATTCATTGTAGTATCATTACTATTTTTGTTATTATTGTCATCTTTATCAGATGTGTCTTCATCTTCCTTCTTGTCATCTTCCTCTTCTTTCTTCTCATCAGAATCATCCTTAGGTTCATCTTCCTTCTTGTCAGGTTCATCCTTAGGTTCATCTTCCTTCTTGTCATCTTTGTCATCTCCTCCAAGAAGGTCATCATCAGAGTCTTCTACAATTGCCCATACTTCATTTTCATCCTCGAGACCTTCATTCAAACACTCAAGAGTTTGATTTGGTTTTAATGTAAGCTTTGCCTGTGAAAAACCAGGTGTTCCAACCAAATCATATGTCTTAATTGTTGAAAGTGTTACATGTCCTGATTCATCAATTGAACCAGCACCTCTTGATGAAATATACAATGGACAACCGCTTTTGACTATAGCTTGTGCATCTTTACCTTTGTTTGTATCAAGAAGAAGGATAGTACCTGTGATGGTTCCATCCTCATTCATTTCAATAGACTCAATCTTATGAGATACATTGTTAAGATTGATGTTCATAGTGTTAGGGTGTTCAAGTTCGCCAAGCAAACCTTCATTAACGATAACACTCTGAAGTGCATCAACCATCAAACCGTAATTCTCTTTTGAATAAATACGTCTATTTTCATTCTTGATGCCACAAACGCCAAATACACCAGTCAAACGAACTTCATTGGTTCTCTCGTCGACGGATTCCTTTAACGCAGTTGTAGGACCCAGCGTCTCAAAAACCATGCATTTCTTTTTTGCCATATTGTGTATATTAACTTATATTTGTTATCAAGTTACTTTATTAAAAATAAATTAAACCTGGGCAACTAAGTAAAAATCACATATAAGCCCAGTCATCATCTTACTGATAAATAAAAATAAAATAAATGTTAACTTGCGATTTCTGTATCAATCAAATCTTCAGCAAGAACTTCTCCCGTCTCAGTATCAACTGTATTGTTTTCAATGTGCTTTACATTGTACTTAGACATATCAAGACCACTAAGTGACTTGATGAATTCCTTAGAACCACGAACAACAACGCTACCGTCATTAAGATTGGTCTCTTTAGGTTTTTCTGAGAATGTAGCTTCAGCATTTGCTTGCATTTCCTTGAATATGTCTTCAAGGTCTTCAACAAGTTCATTCAATTGTTTTTGTATGTTCAACATTGAATTTTGTAAGCTTGTCAATGATTGATACAATGTACCCTTTCCGGCATTCATTGTTATATTCTGTATCAATGCATCTTGTGCTTTCTCGTTGACATACAGCATCTTGATAAGACGGCGAATGTTATCCATTTCCTGTCCTATCTTGTTAGGAATATATGGATGCTCCTTTATGTATTTCTCATCAAAGAAATAATTTGAAAGACGTTCGGTAATCTGTTCAGCCTTTGCCTTTGCTTGTCCTTCTACTTCATCAATGTCAATTACCAAAGTAGGAGTCTCAAGAATATCATCAGGTGAATCATATTCAGGATTTTCATCTGTAGACAAGAACAAGTCATTTAGAGCATCTCTGTCTTCATTTGTAACCATAATATTGTCTTATCTTTATTTGATAACAAATAAAAATAAAAAAATCCGGGAATAATCCCGGATTTGACAAAAAATTATGTGTGTTTGTGTTTATTTCATGTCCGCGAGGCAATCATCAATAAACGAGCGATGAATTACATCAGTTATGTTCTTACGTTTCTTTAATACATTATCTTTCAAAACATCAACAAACCAAACAGTTTTGCCATCATACATTACACCGTCAACACAAATGTCTTGAATGATAATATTATGTTTGTCCCAAATGTAATCATTACCGAGTTTCCTTCCATTTTCTTTGATGAAGTCAACCATCTTATTGATAGAACGCTGAGTGAGTTGCTCTTTAGTAAGTCCCATAATTATGAAAGAATTAGTTGCTGAATATCTTTTAGGTTCTTGGAAATCGAAATCTTAGGATCTGGGCAGACATCCTCAAGGAATGGAGAATCAAGTTCCTCTTTTGTCAGCTCCTTCTTAAGGGCGTCATTCATCAGCGTTGTGTAAGCGAAATCAATGAATCTTTTGGAGTAAGCCATATCCTGTTTGTTTTGACAAATTAATATAGTTAAGATTGTCAAAAATTCATGACTTATGACTCATCATATATCTTTTTATAGCATCCATACAATTGTTTGTATGAATTGCCATATTTCTTTACATTCTTCTTGATTGCTTCATTTTCAACATTTACATCAATCCTTTCTAAGATGTCAGGTTCTACATTTGAGATATAGTTCATAAGACGGTTGAATGTCTTAGGATTTTTTGTAAGTGTAACAAATTCATCATCTGAACCGCTTACATTTGAATTAGCGAATGTATCATATACCTTTTTCAATGCTGATTCTGAAATTATGTATGATTCATTTACTGATGAAAGTTTTGCTTTGAAATCATCAAATGACTTCTTAAATTCATCAAACATATTGCCTACACCACTTGGCATCAATGTTGTGAACTTCTGCTTGTCATTTGTTATGATTGACTTTCTTACTTCAGTACCTGATACACCAGCTGTTCTACCTTTGCCTGTGTTTGTTTTAAGTACACCTTTGATTACACTTGGGAATTTTTCACCACCCCTGTCAATTTCAAGTTCATCATACTTCTCAATCAGTTCAGCATAATTTGATTCACGGTCTTCACCACACATCAGATATTGTGGTTCATATTTGTCTTGATTGTCAAGTATGAACTTATTGAACCTTGCAAGTGCTTCAAACATTGTTGTGACATATACTACATCAACAATTACTTTGTTGTTCTTCTTAACAATGTCAAGCTCTTTAGCAACAAGTTCATTTGTAAAAGGTCTCTTAAGTATTTCCTTTTCAAATTCACTAAGCTCACCAACACAATTGTTGTTCATATATTCAAGAACATTCTGGATAGCTTTCTTATTTACCTTTCGTCCTGATATTTTCCAATCAGATATATTGTCAGGCATAGCGGCAGGCTTAATCTGATATACAATGCAAGGTGCTTCACCTTCCTTTACCATATTTTCATGTCCAACTGTAAATGGTTGGAACCTGCCTATTGTCATATTGATTTTTTCCATTATTAGGTTGTAATTATTTTTAGTGTTTGTCCTGACCTACTTGATGAAGGCCATGATTTGAAGTCAACGGTTACCTTTGACTTATCTTTTACATGGTCATAATATTCATCAATTGTATATACCTTTGAGTTTTCATTTTTAATTTCATCCCAAACAAATACATAGTTTGCAGCACAGTTACTTGCTTCAGTGAACTTATGATTACCTGTCATTGCTTCAATATAAAATCCTTTCTTATAATCAGGATACTTTGATATGATAAGTTCATTCAATTGTTTTTGGAATAACTTTCCTCTTTCTTTTGATTTTTCAATACGTTTTGCAAATTCTTTATCATCTTTAATCATTTGTGTCAATGTTTTACCGTCCAAATCTTCAGGACCAAACTCATCAAAAATTGCTTCCGTATTTTCTTTTCTCTTTTTATCTGTTTCATTTATGTTCAACAGATTACAAAGAATTGGCAGGATTTCTTTCTTTTCTTCTTCCTTTATGTATTCACAACCAAACAGAAGTGTTGCCTTTGCTTCATCAATCTTTGCTGACATTATTTGAGATCCACCTGCTTCTTTCAATGAAATGCGGTATCTATTGTCAAGTGAAATTATATCAGTCTTTGGTGTTGCATTAGGCTTACCACTTTCATATAAATCTCCCCATTCATCTTTAATCTTTTTACCACTGAAATTCTTCAACTTTCCATATCCTTTACTACATTGGCATTTGTCATGTAATACACTAACTACACCATCAATTGCTGTTTTGTTTATGTTGTAATAATTTATCAGATTTGACTGTTTGTTCTTATTAATTCCAACTGCTTTACAATTTTCATCATCATTCATTTTACAATATATCTTATTATATGCATATGAAATAATTTCTTCCATATCCTGTGCAGAAGGAACAAACTTACCATCTTCTTTTAATGCTGTGTTATGGTAATTCTTAAAATACTTAGATGACTTATTGAATGTGAATGTGTCACCTTCTGAGTTGATTATTTGCTTTTGCACATTTTCATTGAACCAACGTCTAAATGCAGTACCAAAATTACTGTCTTGATAACAACCAACAATTGGTGCAGGCATATTGTTGTCATTTACATATTGGTATAATGCATCAATATCAATATCAGATATACCTAAGCTGTCTTGTAAGGTTTCACCTGTTTTGTTAACTTGTCTCTTAAGATATTCTTTACATTCATCAGGTGTCTTAATAAGATAGACTCTTTTATCAGATAAACTCTCTGCAATATATTCTACTAATTTTTTCATACCTCAAATCTTGTACCTAATATTTGGTTGATTGGTGCAAATGAACCTGTAAGCTTCATTCTTCTACCTTTGTAAAGAAATACAATTCCTTCTGCTGAATTGAACTTGTCACCAAGCATCTTAAGTCTTTCTAACTGTTTTGCAACTTTAGCTTGTGCATCTTCAGAATTAGACTTCTTAACAGTATCAATTGTATTTTCTATATCTTGCTTAAGTGTATTGATTACTTTATCATGTGTCTGTTCATTTGTGAAACCGCTCAACATACTGATGAACTCATTACCTATTGCTAAGAACAAATTGTCAAGAGGCCCAATTACACTTTCATCAAGTTTCTTCTTTATTTTGTCAAGTTCATTGATTTCATCAATATGGTCTGGGTGATCCTTCTTAATCTTACCCAAATTTACTGACTTGTCATTGTTGTATAATCTATTGTAAATGACATCATCATCTCTCATCCATTCAGGTGCATACTTCTTGAATCTTGAATGTTTGAAATCATCAATTGTATTGTCAAGTGTAAGACCTTCATCAATAAACAGCTTCTTTATGGATTCAATGAACTTCTTTGCAAACTTAGATGCTTCATCTGCTGACTTGATGATTAAGTCAGGTCTTGGTTTTGCAGAATCAAAATCTTTAGCTGCATCATAGATGTCTTCAACATGTCCTTCAACATCTTTGTCTTCAACCCACTTTACACCATTATGTTTGTATATTCTATATCCATGAAATGCAACACGGTCTGATGCATAAGGCATTATGTTTGTCTTACCTGATATGATGCATTCACAGTTGATAATCTTTCTTGTGTCAGGTGTTGGGTTGAAATATGACTTATCAAGTTTTTTAAATATATCTGTTATGAGCTTACCCCCACTTAAGAATACTTTTTTCTGTTGTTCTTTTTCGGCCCATTTCTCTGCCATTTCATCTAATGACATACCACCTCTTTCTGAATTAAGATTGCCTTTGTTACGAATGAACACAACTTCACCATCATTGTTCATTGTTGCCATTATGTTCATACCGTCAAGCTTCTCTTTCATATGTTCAATTTTACCATTGAACAAATTGTCAATAAGTTCAATTAAGTCGTTACCTGTAAAATCAACATAATCAATTGGGTGAGACATATGCCCAGATTCACCACCTTCTGTTATCAAAAGGCATTCTCTTATGTATTGTATGATTGATTTCATATAATGAATGATATTTTGTTGTATAAAAATAACAAATATACTTGCTTACTCACATACTAAATCAACATTTGTAACCCTTGATGAATCAAACAGCTTACCCATATTATATGCAATTTCAACTGCATCATATTGGTCAACAGCATTATCTACATAGGTAGTCTTACGTGTTGAATAACTTTCGTTTTCTAAATAAGTTATCTTATATGTAGCCATATTTTGACTTAAGTATATTTTTGTATTAATATAGAAATTTAAAATGAAAAGGAACCCTTTAAACGTGTCCCAGAATATATGGTACTCCCTCGCATTGAAAGTACTGTTTAGTTTATATGCTTGTTTACAAATTCTGCAATCTGTGTTATGACTTTATCTTTGTTGCTGTCATTTATGAATTCATCAGAGTTTGGTTGGAATGCAACATATTCCTTTGTATATGCTTGTGCTAAATAATCAGAATACTTTACAAGCATCTTATTGTCCCATAAAAATGAAAGCATATTCTTTACAGCATCCTTTGTCAAATCCTTTGATGCATTCCTGAACATTCCAGTAAGCATTTCAGAAAAATCATCTGATGAAAGCTTTGCTTCTGTCAATATATAATTCTTTAATGTTATCATTTAATCTGATTTAATATTTTTGCTTCTTGCATACAAGGTATATCCTTGGCCATATCCTTCAATATATCAATAAACAGTGAAATACTTTTACCTGCATCTATTTTGTTATTGTTTGTTGTAAATTTGAACAACATATTATGTGTCAATTTTTTTGATGCTGCTTCTGTTGATATTTTAATTTTTGTGTCATCATTTTCAAATATCCACATATATGAAGCAAAGTTCCACTTTTCATCAAATGTAATTTCATTTATATATGTTGGGTCGCCAATAAATGAGATGACATCACTTATTGAACAGTTATACATTGAACCTTGGATGTTATATTTTATATCAACATCAGAATCTTTGTACTCTTTTTCGTCAAGTTTGTTCCACCCAAATTTGTTAAGTTTTTCAAGCACTTTTGTTTGTACTGATGCCATACCTTTCTTAAGATGGAGTTTTTCAAGTATGTAATTATCTATCTTTCTCATAACTTGCTCATTGCCTCTTTAAAGTCATTATGTGTGTTATACTTTTTACCGTCAATCCAAAATCCAAAATAAATTGCCCCTCCAGGTGTTGATATATTTTCTATTATGTGTTCTTTACCATTTATTTTAATAATGTAAGAATGCAACAATAAAGAATTCCCTTTCATCTTTTTATTAGCAGTTTCAATTAAACTATCTGACCATTCATTATTGTATTTTGGTTCATCCTTTTCAGAATCAAATTCATAAATTCCATTTGACTTACGATGAATGTTTGGTAATACTCCTCTCAAAAAATCAAAGTATACATTGTTATATGATTGCAATAGTTTATTTGGTTTTATGTCTGATGAATATTCATATAATTCCTGCATATCTTCAATTGTATATCCAAGTTCTAATGCCCTGTTTCCAAAATACTTAAAGAAATTGGATGGTTGAGAATACACTTCCCCATTTAAAATTTTTGGCATGGATGAATCACTTACCCTAAGCCCAGCAATATATCTTCTAAGTGCAATGTCTTTGTTTTTTAATCTACTTGCAACACTTGCTTGTTGTGCATTGCTTTTATTCATATAATTATGAACAAATACTTCATCACTATCTGTTATTTGTGGGAGAAGAGTTCTTTTTATATCTTTCTTAAGGTGAAGTTTCTCTGTTATGTATTTACTTAAGCTATTCATTATAAAATTGCATTATAAAAAATTATAGGTTGCGCTATGTTTGATGTTATCATAATACCATACCAACCGTCATCATCTTCTCTAAATCTTACACTTACATCTTTATCTTTATAAACTTCACTTGATTCTGGTTCTTCTGTAAATGCATCAATTATGTTTTCTCTATTTACATCTACTCCAAATAGATGTTTTTTAAACATACGATGAACATCATCGGTTATTTTATTGAAGTCATCTTTTGTAATTGACAGTACCAATTGTTTGTCATGATACTTTTTGTAAATTTTATACAAATATGTATCAATAACTTCAGAAAATTCAGAATGTTCATTTATGTAGTCTTCAAATCCACAGTCATTCAATAAAGCAAACACCTTTTGACTGAAGTCTTGTATTTCTCCACCTGAATTGATTCCTTTGTTAAGATGAAGTTTTTCTGTTATATATTGTCTTAAACTATGCATGATACCATTTAGGAGGATTATTTTCTAATGGGGAACCTGAAAACATGTACAACGTTTCTGCAATGTCTTTTACCTTCCACTTATCTAAGTTTGCTGTGAACTTCAAACAATCACGGAACATTGAACTAAATTCTGTACCTTTACTTACATTCCAATTATCCAATTCAGAATTAAATTCTTTACAGCCAAAAAACATACCGCCGAAGTTTGTTACTTTACTAACATTCCAATTTTTTAAATTAGCATTAAACTTTTCACAATAAAGAAATGTTCCACCCATATTAATGACTTCGCTTACATTCCAATTGTCAACTCCATCACCTGTAAAGTTAGAACAGCCACCAAACATATTTTGCATATTAGAAACCTTATCTACATTCCAATTGCTAAAATTTGTATTGAAACTGCTACATCCATAGAACATTTCTCTCATATTTCTTACATTGTCTACTTTCCAATTGCTTAAGTTGCAATTGAAACGACTACACCCATAAAACGCATCACGCATATCGGTAACATTGCTTACATCCCAAAGTGATATGTCTATATTTCCTATTTGTAATCTTTCAAACAAACCAAGACGTTGTTTATTACTAAAGAATGATGTAACATTACTTACATCAATATCATTAAGGTTAGCATCATTACCTCGTTCTTTTAACAATTTCTGAACTAAAGATCTAAGTTCTTCAACACTTTCAGGCCTGTAATTATATACGTGCATACCTTTGTTGAGGTGCAGTTTTTCTGTCAAAAAACTATTTAAGGTCTTCATTCCACCAACTTGGTATTTTTGGTAATGACTTACATCCGTCAAACATGCTTTCCATATACTTTACATTCTTAACATTCCATTTTTCTAATCCCTTTCCAGTAAATGATTTGCAATGGTCAAACATGCCATTCATATCCTTAACTTTACTTACATCCCAATTTGATAAGTCACAATCAAAATTGTCACACATTGAAAACATTTCACTCATATTTTCAACATTACTTACATCCCATTGTGATATATCTATCTTGTGTGGATCCAAGCCAAAAAACAATCCAATACGTGCTTGTGCTCCATAATGATATGCATTGAATGTTGTTACTCTACTTACATCAACATCATTCATATTTGCATCATTTCCACGTTTATATAACAACAATTCAACTATGGACCTAAGTTCTTTGAATGTCTTAGGACTATAGTTGTAAACAGTCATCATTCCTTTTTTAAGATGCAATTTCTCGGTTATATATTTACTTAAGTCAATCATGATACCATTTAGGTGGATTATTTTCTAAAGGGCAATTAGTAAATATTTTTTTCATATCTTTAACTTTACTTACATCCCATCTACTTATGTCACCATTAAATATTGAATCTTCAAACATAGAAAACATAAGTTCAACATTACTTACATCCCAATTAGATATATCTCTATTGAATTTAGAACTTTTAAACATTCCACACATACTGTTGACTTTGCTTACATCCCATTTGCTTATGTCTCCATTGAATTTTGAATCTTCAAACATAGAAAACATAAGTGTAACATTGCTTACATCCCAATTAGATATGTCACCATTAAAATCAGAACCTATAAACATATCATACATAGATTCAGTATTGCTTACATCCCATTTGCTTATGTCTCCATTGAATTTTGAATTACGAAACAAACCATTCATATATTTAATTCCGCTTACATCAATGTCATTCAAATCAGCATTTACACCTCTTTCACTAATAAGTTGCCTTGTCAAATTTATCAGCTCCATTCTATCTGTAGGGTGGTAATTGTAAGGATCTTTTTTCTCATTTTTCTCTAAATTGTTTATGATACGTTCAATTACATTCCTTAATTGGTTCAATATGTATAATATGATTTTCTTCATATCTTGTGTTTAATTGCCGAATAATTTTGTATCATCGCAAAGGAGTTTTTCATCAGCAACAAGATATGTTGCAATATGCTTGTCATTCATATATACAGTAAACAGACCATGTTCAGTATCTTCATAAACTTTAATGTCACTTACATTGTCAGTCTCTTCTTTCCATTTGTTCCAATCCTCTATTGAATAAGAAACTTCTTCTTTGAACTGTGAACCTTTGTTTACCTTTATTGCTTCATTTATGTATTGCGTCAAGTGTTTCATAAGCCGTCTGATATATTAATTAAAAATAACATTTTAAGGTGTAGTCACTCCGTGCATATCAACAATCTTTCTTGCTGTATCATTGACAAGCAAGTGTGCATTGTTAGGATACATCTGAAGTATTTCACTTACATTGTCATCATATATGTCAAATACTTTAATGTTTGTTATGCTGCCATAAAATGACTTAAGTACAATTTCTGACTTTGTATCAACAATCAGTTCAACATTGAATTGTCCTATTGACTTCTGTCCATTGTCAATGTCAAACCAATAATGATGATTCTGAAGTCTATATGGTGGAAGGTCAGCATGTACATATTCAGCCGCAAACAATTCGGAAACATTCATATTTTTGCTGTATCTGAAATATACAAAGTATGTCTTGTTTATATCAAGTGTAAGTTTAAGGTTTGGAACATTGATTACACTTAATGTGCAATTTGTTGTGGTTTGTTTTATCTTTATCTTGATGTGTCCAACCTGCAACAGGTCACCTGAATATGTTGCCGTCTTTGGTGTGATTATGAATGAGAATGTACCTTCATCACTGCAGAAAGGTTTCTGGTAAACTATTGTACCCTTTAAGTAGCCATTGAATGTATATATGTCATCAGCAATCATTGTTCCTCTGTAATATAACAGTCCCTGCTTGAAGTCAATTGCATCCATGCTAACATACTTTCTTGTTGCATCTTGTTCAAATACTGGGTACAATGTATCAGGATTATATGTAGGAGCATCAACTGACTGCTGCCCTGAAACAACTGTTTCATTGTCACCAAATATGTCTTCATACTTGTTCTTTACAAAACTATTTACAAGTTCTTCAGTATCACCAAGGTCAACAGAATCTTTCTCTTGATATTTGACAAGTGCAACCTTGAATGTTGTTGCATTCCACATAAATGCATCTTTCTTTTCCTCATATGCTTCATTGACCATCCACATTCTTTTCATCATTGGAATATAAATCAAGTCACCCTCTGTAGGCTGAGCAGTATTTCCAAATGCTGTTGCAAACATTCCCTTTGATATTTCTGTTTCCCAGTCACTTTGCCAATCAATACCCCATTCACTGAACTCAGGTTTTGAACTTGGCATCTGATTGTCAGCTATTATAAGTTTAATCTGTTTTACGGCTTCAACATTCATAAGAGCATATTCCTTGAATGTTATGTCTTTACTGTTTGCATCTCCGTTCAATTTGAAATAATAACATGGAACCCCAATTACACAAGCAACAGATTCAACAAGTTGCTGTTGCAATGATATAGCACAATCCATGTTTATGTATGGATTGTAAAGATTTGTGTTTGTTGTGGTTGATGAAGAACAGTATGAGAATGTGAATCCACTTTCAATGCTTGTTGTGTAATCATAGAAATTTGCTCCATCAATGATTATACCATTTACTTGTCCATTGACTTTTATTCTTACATAAAAATCAGTGCCAAGATCTACTGTGTTTACCATGAAAGTATCATAATCCATATAGCAAGACCAACAAAGTGAGTCAACACTATAGGCAAACTCAAGATTTGTCAAATCATATGCATTGTTGCATTTGTCAAGTACTTGTATGTTAGACAAGTCATTGAATGCAAAGTTTATGTTTATAATCTGTGAAGGTGAACAACCTTCTAAACAAGTGTCATACAGTTCCATATATTAATATTCAAATAGTTCTTTTTTAACAGTATCAGCAAGATCATCAACCTTTATTTCATCTGCTACATATCTTGACAATGCCCAAGCAGCGATAAGTTGTTCTACAAATCCGTTCTTTGCCTTGAAGCCAGGAAAACGAGAAGCATACATTCTTTCATGTGTTGTCTTATAACTGTTTACACATTTCACAAGTGAATCAAATGCTTTCTTATATCCGTTTCCTGCTTTGAATAGATATGTTGCATACAGAAGTTTGTGATCATCATCTTCATTGTCTGTTGAGCCAACAGGTTCTTCATCATACATTATATATTCAATTGTCTTCTTATCATCTCCGCTTCCTTTTCCTAATCCTTCAATATATGCTTTAAGAATTTCCATCCATACTTTTTCAGTACACTGTGCAAGTACAGTTGCTCCACCAGCAGGCCCCTTATTATAGTCAGCCATCTTTGTTGTTATTCCCTTTGACGTCTTTACATTTGATATTCTTCCCCTTTGCCAAAGGTATATTTCACAACCTGCACCAAGATTCAATTTCTGTATTATCCTTTCTTTCTGACTCCAGAATGTAAGTCCAAACAGACCTTCACCGGCATTTGCCCAGCCACCTCCTTTTACATTTACATTTCTGTCTGCAACCTCATCTGTATTTACTACATTTGGATTCCAAGTACACTCAACATAAAATGCCCCACATAATGAATATGCAGATTGTATAGGGAATTCTGCTTCAATGAGAGCTTCATAATATTCTTTTGCTTTCTCCCAAAGTTTTTCATCTTTAGGGAATCTCTTGAGATAACGGTTAAGTTCTTGTTCATCAGGAATCTCTTCCTTCATATAATCAATTATGTCAGGCGGAATAATGAATGGGCCTGTCTGTCTTGAAAGTACTGCAATTGTTCCGCTTACTGACATTGAACTTGGGTTGTCAAATCTGTTCTTAAGAAAGGTGTTGTTGAATTTTACTTTTTTCTTTTCTGTACTGCCAAGCAATTTGTCAATTTCTTCATATCCAAATATAGATGTGGACATAGTCAGCATATCAAGTGCAGCACTTTTATATAGTCTGAGAAGATTGTCCTCAAACCTGTCATTAAGCCATTTTACATTTACTACAGTCTTTTCATCCATATAAATAAAAATAAAAAATCACACCTTGAAAGATGTGATTCAATATGGTATATGTAAGTTTTGTTTATTCTTTAACGCTGCTCAATAATGTACTTAATCTTTGTGAAGCAATATTAAGTTCAGCCATGATCTTTGTCTTTGTTGGGTGTTCCTTTTCATCTTTCCAGAACAATGACAATATTCCAAGTGGGCCGTAAAGGCCTTCAAGAATTACGAATGCACCGAAGTTTACTTCAACATATCTAAGTTTAGCTGCAAAGTAAGGGTCATCTTTTTCAACTTCATTAACTGTACCAATCCATGTCTTATCTTTCCAGTGAACTGAACAGAATGAAAGTTTTGCAAGGTTCAAATTTTTAAATTCATCTGTAGCATAACCTATTCTATTGCTTATTTGTTCATATGACATATCAGCATATACAAATGGGAGACCTGAGAAATTATTTGTTCCATTATGCATTTCAAGAATTGCAGCTCTATCAGCATCAAGTTTTATAATCAGATCTTTAAGTGTATTGTCAATCAAATGGTTTACTTCTAATCTCTTCATTGTCAAATCGGCATGCTGTTTCTTAATTTCAAGATCATTTCTCCTCATAGCCTCTTCATATTCTTCCATTCGTTGTTCCTTACCTGAAGCGCGGTCTTCTCGTTGTACACTTTTTGCAAGTTGATAAAAACCAGCGACAGAACAGAATAATGCAAATACTACCCACAAACTGTCAATATGGAATTGTCCAAAGAACTCTTGAGGAGATGTAAGGCACTCTGGATTTGTAAGTATGAAAATGAAAATGAACATTAGAATGACCATCCCTATGTTCTTCATAAAATAACCAAATCCCTTCTTTGTCTTAGCCTCAAACGTTTCTTTTAATTTTGATGCATCATTGATGTTCATTACTAAAATTCAGTTTTAATTTGGTATGACATATGCCGTGAAGCATACATTCTGATAATTAAAAATAATTAAAACTGACTTAAGTGAAAATTATGGGATGCCCAAACTGTATAGACATCCCAACACATACAAATAATAAAAATAAACAAATGATTTACAATATTATTAACTTGTTACTACATAGAACTTAGTAGTATCATCTCTGAAAAATATCTTGTCACAAATAAGTCCTGTACCTGGAATTTCTTTTCCAACCTCAATTGTAGGACCTCCTGTTGGGTTAATCATGGTTATTTCACCATTGTCCTTTGCTATCTGAGGTATGTCAAAATGTGTACAAAGTTTGTATGTCTGTGCATCCTCTGTTTCAAAAACAAGTCTTAAATAATTGTGTACATCATCTCTAGTTTCCAATTCTACACAGTCATTGTTAAATTCAAGGTCATCATGGAGAATATCCCATACGGTTGCAAACAGGTCATCATATGTGCCATTGTTTGTGATTACATAATCCCACCTGTCCTCATCATCAAGATCATGTTCTGCAATGTTGTCAAGCTGCTTGATATTGTCTCGTACAATTGATATTGTTATACCGTTATGCTTATGTATATAATTGATTTCATGATTGAAACGAATATCAGTGAGAATCACATACTGAAGAATTGGATTTGACTTCTTATGTTTTTCAATCAGGTTGCTTACAATGTTGACGAACACATTCTTATTGAGGTCTTGCTGAAGAACATAAGTACCAACATATACAAGTATCTCTCTTAATGACATCCAATATTTCTTTGTTGCTGACTTGTATGTTGGAATATCATTGAAATACTGTTCAGCAGTGACAATGCTTTCTGCCTCAGGAGGGATTTCAGTATATTGGAATTCTTTGTTTATGCATACCCAAGCATTGGCTTTATTTTGATAAAACCTTTCTTCATCAATACCGAATATGTCAGAACAGATTTTCTTCAATTGGTCAGCGAAAGCAACACAATAGACAGGTTTGTTCTCTTTGTCTTCTACAGAATTGTATGTTGCTGATATTGTAGGGGATGTATATATAGATTTATAGAAAGCTTTGCATTCTTCAATACTGTTCCAATCATAGTTAAGTATTGTCTTTATCATCTTTGCGACAGTATCCTTTCCACTTCCTGCAAATCCGTTAAGCCCGATGTAGAGCAAATTACGCATTATTAGATCATCACAAATATTTATAATTTAATATAGTAATGATACAGATAAACTTTCAATGATTATTTGCCGCCTTCTTTCTTTTTGTCATTTACAGGAATACCATTTCCAAATGATGGACTGATACTACCCCACATTGTCTGATACATTCTATCATCAAGCATTTCTTGAAGTGTTCTGGATCTACGTCTAACAAATTTATTGACATCACTACGGCCGAGAGGAACACCAAGACCCATTGTACCACGGGTGTACATCTTACCAATTTCAATCATGTCTCTTGACTTAGCATGCTTAAGATTTACAGTTACTTTCAATCCTGTTGGGAAATCATCAATGCCCAATGGACCGTAATGTTGTACTGTTGCATTGTCAATTATCAAGTTACCCATTGACATTATCGGATTTCTTGGATTTCCAATTGTCAAATGCCAAAGACCTGTTGGATCACCTGTCAAAATTGTGTTAGTTGCATACAAAGCAGGGCGGCCAAGGTTGTTCTTCAGCATACCTTTTACCATATCATCAATTTGGTAATTTTTTACAGCATCAGCCAATTTTGTTGTAAGTTCTGTTGCTTGACCTTGTGCTATTCCATTTATTGTTTCTACTGCTGTGTTGAAAGCTTGCTTGAAGAATGCTGCACCTCTGTTTGCTAAACTGCCAAGCAAATCACCAAAGTTCAATTCACCACGACAAAGCATTTGGAATGTATCAGACAATTTGTCAAAACTACGGTCAATGATTGCATTTGCTGTCTGCCAACCTGCTCTATTTCCAGGTGCACCCATGAACCATACTTGTCCTCCCCAGAACTTACCCTGCCTATATGTTACCTGTAATATATTGTTCAATAAATCCAAAAATGCTGTACGAGGATTGATGTTAGCATATGAACGAAGTTCATAATCAAATGTAAGTGAAAATGATTGTGTGAATGTAAGCTTACCTTCATACAAATGAGTATCTCTTACTGTTCCTTTTGGTTCATATACTTTATTTTCATCATATCTTCCAAGTATTGCATGGTTTTCGTAAGTACCTTGATTTTGAAGCAGGTTACCAAAGAAATTTCCAACTCTTGTTGCTCCACTAACTTCAGCAAGTATCTTATTGCCGCTTCCTGCAAAGCCAGAACCAACTGCAGTCCTATACGCAGGATTTGCAAGATTGACGATTGACCCAACAATTGTTCCATTATCCTCTTGTGATGTTACATCTTGGAATTTTCCCTCTTTCTGTACCCATGAATCTTGATATTCATATTTAAGAATGTCATCAAGTTTGTTTTCATCATCAAGCCAAGCAACTAATCTTCCTGTGTCACCAGGGATTTCTGCACCAAATGCAGCACCTGTTCCCTTGCGTGAATCTTTATCATATCTTGCTAAGTTCCAAATGTCATCTCCAACAGGTATAGGAAATCTCCTTAATGTTATAAGTCTATTATTTGATACATGACCAAGATTCTTACAATACATAAAATCAGAATACTTATATATTGCTCTTCCAAGTTTTCCTTTGTTTGACAATTCAACAAGTGTCTTAATTGAACAGTCACTTAAGTCTTCAGAGTAATTTACACTTGACAAATTAATTGTTCCTCCTGATACTGATACACTACCGCTAAGTTTATCATTGTTAAGCAATGGTGTATTACCATTTACACCAACAACATTTATACCATACAATGGATTGAACATTGAAGGAACAACAGGAAGCTCAAGTATTTCTGTTGTAATTATCTTATTGTCTTGTGGGACATCCTTTTGGTCTTTCATTATACCAAAATCAATTACATTCTCAGCAGCCTCTTTATATACAAAATTGTAGTTCTTTGTTGCAGATGTCAATACATCATCAGGAAGCTTGAAGGCATTTTCATAAAAAGACTGTGATTTAGCATCTTTACTATAATTTGATGTTGCTATTGAAATTTCATTTGCTTCTTTTCTCTTTACATCTATTCTGTTTGGTTTTGTAAATGATACATAAGACATGTTTGCAGCATAATCCAAGGTGTCACTTGACCAAGTATGCTGCTTTCCACCATAATCTTCATCTTCTTCACTCCAACCGAAATTGCTGTTTGTTGTGCTTCTTGTGTTTCTATTCCATCCGTCTTTGAATGCGTTACTTATTGTGCGAAATATTGACATTTACAATGACATCATAATTATAAATAAAAATAAAAATGCTGGGCAAAACTACCCAGCAATCAGTGAGATATATTGTTCGCAATCTTAGGTAAGCATTAATTTGTGTTCTGCATATCTACGTTTAATCAACCCAGGTAATCCCATTGTTTTGGAATCTTTGATTGTTGCAACAGTAAAATTGAAATCATTTTCATTCATAATTCCATCTTTTACTCTGCATTTCTTCAATCTTTCATAAAACAGAGATTTCTTTGCTCCTCCCTCACCACAGGTGTAACAGAATGAAATGAATCCGTCAATAAATCCCTGGGAGAACTCATATTCATAAGGGAGTTCATCAATAAGTTTGTTTACTGCCTTCTCAAAACGTTTTATGTCTTCTTTCAACAATCGGTCAGCCTCAGCCTTAGTAATTTTCATTCCTTGATAGACATCATTCCCATGATGACCCCAACCGATTGTCCAACCACCTGAGTCTGAATATGCAGTAAGATGACACTTCTCATACTGCTTGATGAACTCAATACCATTTTTTGAAATAGTGTACGTCTTAGCAATTGCGGTTAAAGAAAAAATGAGACAGAAAATGATAGTGATAAACTTTTTCATAAAAAATAATGTTTGAGTTTTACATATATAATATAGAACAAAAAATGAGAAATTCATGATTGAATTCCTCATTTATAAATATTTATTTTATATTATGTTAAATATCATCAAAGAATTCATTTGGGTCATCATTTTGTTTAGCAGGCCCGTTTTTATAAAAATTGGACTCTAATTTCCAATATGCCGTAAAATATTTTGTCAACTTATATCCATTTTGATAACACCAATCCATTCTATCTAAATTAATCTGATGCCTTGTGTCTTTATTTGATGTCTTGCCAGTTATAGGATATACATAAACATTATCAGGTTCCCAACGCCCATAAACAACAATTCGTCTTTCTTCCGTATTTGGGTCAAAATCTTCTTTATCCCATTTATGACCAGGAACATAGTCTTTTGACTTTTTATATTCATTGAATTCTTTTTCGGTTTCTGTTAAGTTAAACTGTTTTATGTTCTTAATTTCCCATTTATATTTTCCATCTGTATCTAACAGCTTTGGTGCATTTTCATATAAGAACATTACAAATTTCTGGTAAGTATCAATGTTATATTTTGATAGTATACTGTTTGAAAAACGATTTCTTAAAACACCAAGTTCTCTGGTCTTATTAAATCCACTAAAAAGTTTGTTTGCATCATCTTTATTTGTCAATGAAAAACTTTTAGTAAGACTTTTAAGATAATCTCTAATAACATCCAATAGCGATGTTGCTTCTTGTGCATTCTTAATACCTGGTTTTAACAAATCAACTTTTTCTAAAGCTTCATTTATATATTTAACTATATTTTTCATATTATTTAAATATCAATTTATATTCTCTTTCAACATTTGCAATACTGTCTGAACTGTGCATTGCATTTTTCATGTCATCTTTACCCCAAGCTTTACGGATCTTGTCTTTCATTGCATCCATATCTTTGATTGGATCTGGACAATCTTTGTAACACATATATGCAATGCAGTCTCCACTTGCCATATATTTGCAAAGTGGTTTGTAATATTCCTCATCCTTCTTTGATATGTACAATTCGGCTGCTTCATCAGGTGTAAGTGTTTTCTTTTCTTTTCTTACAACTCTCCAACCATTGTTTTTCAACATATCATCAAAATCAGATTCGTGGTCAAGAAATTCTGGTTTCAATATACAGAATCCATTTACTTCATCACCAAGTGCTTCTCTTATGTATTCAATTATGCTTCTCATACTTTTGTTTTCATTACATTCTCTTAGGACCTTTTTTAAGTGAAACTTTGAATGCATCATTTATTTTTTTAGGGTTGAGGTTTTCAAGTATTTCTTTCTTAACTTTATCAAATTCAATGAATACATCTTCTAAATCATCAATGTTTTCCCTTTTGAATGTTTCACCCATTATAGATATCCAACACATACAACCCATAAATGAATACAAATCATGAAGTGTTTCTATTGTTATTGAATATCCGTGAAAGTCTTCATTTTTTTCATCTGTCATGTTAAGGCTACTAATACCAAAACGTTATATAT